GAAATCCAAGAATCACGCGCTTCTGGATACTTGTCAAACAAGTAAGCGATGTCCGAACCAAGAATAAACATATCTCTCAATCCGCAAGCATCAGCTAAACCAAATACACTACTGTAACTGGCGTTACGAGTGTAACTCTTTTGCATGTCCTGATCCAGGGCAGCAATCAGAGACTTATCCCTCTCATAGTCTTCACGAGAGTAGATAGTTAGATCTTCATCTCTATTAAAATACTCATAAGAGATGTGTCGATACACATCATCCGAAAGGATAGACTGTAATCGAATAAGATCTGGCGATAACTCCTCCTCAAGGAGACGGAGTAGGATCGCTCTTTTCCGCAACGAAACACCATCTGAATTGTTATCAAATGGTAAATTTCGGCACATGGCGAGAAGGTCGAGGGGACTTTCCACCTTATCAAGGTGACTGACCTCTCGGTAGCGGCGGAGCAAAAGGTTCTTTCCAGTGGGAAAAAGGTACTTCTCTGGGGTGAAAGAAACATTGCGATCAATAAAATGACCAGCAAATTCTCCACACGAGATACTGTGGAGGCTCTTACCCTCAGATATTGGTATACCAAGTACCTCAAGAATGCGTCTATACTCGAAGTGAACGATCCCGTTAGTGATAACGACATCGTCACCGAGAATCCGGAAAGTATTACTAAATCCGTGACGCATCTCGATCGATCTGATCAACAAACCATGAGCTAACGCGAACGCAGGAAAAGAAGGATATGTGCCCAAGGGCTGTCCCTGATTCCATTGGACCGTCTTTGTAGGATGTATCTTCTTGAACCTGTTATAAATATGCGGGCTAAGGAGATAAGTTCCTTGAGAAACGGCTTGGAAATACATCAAGTCCTCATAAGGAATGACGTCTATTTCCCGTAGAACACGCATTATAAGCTCAAGTGGAAAGTTGTTACTCGCATCAGATAGATCGACACTCCAAACCTTCCGGTGGTTCTCCAGGTGCTTTCGCACGTACGAGACACCACTCAGTTGGTTGTGGGTGCAATCCCAAGGGCACTGTTTTAGGAGTTTGAATAGAAAACTTCCAAGACTCTGTAAACACAGTTGGTGGACTAGCCGAGGCATGGCAATAAAACGTGCCTTGCATCCCCTTTCTTGGATAACAGACACTTTTCCAACACAAGAATCCTCCACACTCTCTTTCGAGTGGTGAAAAAGGATCGGGTATAGTCTGTCAAGATGACTTGCCATACACTGTTGTAAAGAATCATCATCCAAAAAGTCCCAGGTGTTACTAACAGTGAAATCCTCAATCAATGAAGTAGGAACCTGAAGTAGGCTCTTACCATTGGGTCCGCATGTACGCTTCTCAGGAGAGAAAGGAAACTCTCGATAATTACGTAACTTATACGGGGGCAAACCTGCTCTTTCTAACTCTTTAAGTGCATCGAACAGGAAAGGTATATGAGGTACACGCACCTGTGGTCGCTCAACAGAATTGAAAAATTTTCTGCATTGCTTCAAGGAAACGCTCTTGAGTTTAGAGCTAGAGTACAAAAGGACCAAACAATCAAGGACCTTTCTAGGTTTCTTGAGCTTAAAAATAACGCCCAATGGACCTTTTACTCTCTTCCCTACAATGCCCCAAAAGGGCATTGGATAGCAGTTACCATGTGTGGTATTTATATACCACATCTTAAGATCTTTCAATCTAGAGACTGTCCATTCTGGACCACATGATGTTTCCCAAAGTGTGAGCAACTTCTTTATCCGGCCGATTTCTGGAAGGGTTAGTCCTTTCCTAACGAGGGTTAAAGTTGGAAAACTCATTACTTACTCCTCCTTAAACGTACCCTTTTAACAAGGTTGTTTCCTGTCACT